AGTAGTTGGCTCGATGCAAAGACTACAAAGCAAGCTGCAGAAGCAAAGCTAAAACTTACTGAGGCCGAGGCGAAAGCCAAGATACTATTATCTGAGAAAACGTCTGTGGCTGATTGGGAACGCATTATGGCAGAAAACAGCGGTTCGAGCTGGAAAGACGAATTTTTCGTAATTGTGCTGTCAATCCCGCTTGTTTTAGCCTTCATACCGGGTGCAGAGGGTATTGTGGACAGAGGCTTTGAACAGCTTCACAAAGCACCGGACTGGTATTTTTACAGCTTGGGTATCGCAATAAGTGCCTCTTTCGGTGTGAAAGGGTACAAGCAGTTTGTAAGGAGAAAGTAATGGCATTTGAAGCATTGAAAATGTTGCAGGAAAAGTGCGGTGTAGAGCCAGATGGTGCATTTGGCCCAAATACAGCCAGAGCAATAGTAGCACACTACGAGTTGTCTCCAGAAAGAGGCGCACATTTGTTAGGTCAAGTTGTGCATGAAAGCGGATCTTTTAAATATACAAGAGAGAACCTAAACTATTCTGTAGAAGCTATGATGAAGACTTGGCCTAAACGGTTTCCCACAGAAGAAAGCGCAGAGCCATTTGCTAGAAACCCTAAAGCATTGGCTGAAAACGTATATTTTGACCGCATGGGGAACGATACCAAAGAAAAAGCCAGCGCCTACATAGGCCGAGGATTTTTACAATTAACCGGATATAACAACGTAAGATCGTTTGCATCAGACATGCGTGTTCCAGAAGTCCTAGACAATCCACAGTTGCTAGAAGAGGAATATGCAATGGATACAGCTTTGTGGTTCTTTAAGAAGAATAATTTATGGAAAATATGCGACGAAGGTGTCAATGACGATGTTATTAGTAAACTGACTAAACGGATTAACGGTGGGTATATTGGACTAGACCATCGTAAGAAGGAAACAAAGAAGATTTATGAGTGGATATCTTAGCACACAAATGTTATTATACACACAGACTTGTTGGAGATTAGTATGGTACTTCCCCTCTTAGGTAGCTTTTTAGGTTCAGCATTCTTACCCGCACTGGCAGGTACGGGGGCAACAGCAATGCTGGCAAACCCCCTTGTAGCAGGGGCTATCGGTTCTGGTTTAGGTAGTTTAGCACAAGGAGATTCTTTCGAAGAGGCTTTAGGCACAGGTATAACAAGCTTTATGGGTGGTAAGTTACTAGGCGGTCTATCAAAACCTCTAGGTGTAGCTTCATCTGCAACCGCTCGCGCAGCGCCAGAGGGCTTTCAATCTTTAGCAAATGCAATGGGGCAAGACGCCGCCAAAGGTAGTTTAGCTACAAAACTAGCAGTGCCTACAGAGGCAGCAGCAAACATATTTCAAAAAGGTGGCGCACATAATGTCCTACCTGCTTTAAAACAAGCCGCTGGAACAGCGATGGCTAATCCACTGGCTACGGCAGGTTTAGCAGGTGGTACAATGTTTGGAAGCGCCATAAATCAACAAGGTGATGAGGTAACTCCAAGAGCGCCTTTTAAACCAAGAGAAACAGTACCCATTCAACAAAACATAAACACACCTTTTGCAGGGTACAGACCGGGTGTAGATCCAGAGTTTAATTACGGATTTCGTAACCCATCTGCTGCAGAGCTACAGACGCAATACCTAAATCAAGGTGGTATGGCAGACTACGTAAACCCTACAATGCTATCTAAAGGCGGTATAGCTACCTTCGCCGAAGGTGGAGACGTACCAGAAGAGCAAATGGATATGCCTGATGTCAACGAAAAAGACATTATAATCAATGCTGTAAACGCCTTAAAAGGTAACATGTCTAGAGAACAAGCCGCTATAGCACTTGCCATGTTTGTAGAAGAGTACGGCGAAGAAGCGTTGGATGATCTTATCGAAGACGTAAAAAACGGTGAGTATGACGAGATCACTGGTAAAGCAGACGGCAAAATCGAGGGTGGTGGCGACGGGATGAGTGACTCAATACCTGCAACCATAGACGGTAAACAAGATTTATTAGTGAGCAAAGATGAGTACGTGGTAGATGCACCCACTGTAGCCATGATCGGTAACGGCTCTAGCGATGCCGGTGCAAAAAAACTAGACAATATGCGTGAAGAAGTACGTAAGGCTGCAACGGGTTCACGTATACAACCAAAAGAAATAGACTCTGAAGACATTATGAGAACCGCTTTATCATGAAAGACGTGCAGACAGATTTAGTATTTACGGCACTACCAACAGACTATGTTACTCGTCTGTGGCCTCAGATAGCAAAAGTACTAGAAAAGTCTATCGCTACAACAGACGGTAGGTATACAACAGACGATGTGTATAATCGTATTATGGACGAAGAGTTGGTCGCATGGGTTGTTTTAGATCCTGCTAAAGATGACGAGATTATAGCGGCTATAACAACTAGGCTTATTAGGTATCCAAACCAACATGCTATGGCTATGGATTTTGTAGGTGGTACGAGGATGAACGAATGGTTCCCTATGGCTCACGATAAAATACTACGTTATGCCAAGGATCATAACTGCTGGCACATGGAGGGTTATGGTAGAAAAGGTTGGAGCCGTTTTCTTAAAAAATACGATTGGCTGGCAGATTATACAGTTTATAAGGTGAATATAAAAGCAGAGTTAACAAGAGTAGAGGTAGACTGATGGGCAAGGGTAATAAACAAGCGCAATCTAGCACACAGACGCAGATTACTGAATTACCAGAGTATGCACGTCCGTATGTAGACAACCTGTTAAAGCGTACAGAAGCTGAGTCTCTTAATCAGTATCAACCTTACCAAGGTCAAAGAATAGCTCAGTCTGACGATTTCCAAGACATAGTTGACTCTAGGAATATGGTCAGAGGCGTGGCAAATAGAGGGCTTCCTGAACTAGATGAAGCAATTAGTGGTATGCGAGACATATCACGGCGCGGTCAGTTTACAGGGCAGGTAGCGCAAGACTACATGAACCCTTATATGGAGCAGGTTGTAGACAGGCAGAAACAGGCTGCAATACGAGATTTTAACCGTATGGGCGCAGCCAGAGCAGCAGATGCTGTAAATGCAGGGGCTTTTGGTGGTTCTAGGCAAGCTGTGAATGATTACCTAGCGCAAGAAGGTTTGCAACAACAGTTAGGCGACATAGACGCTGCAGGTAGAGAAGCGGCTTTTAGAGATGCTAGAGCAGGTTTTGATGCAGATAGACAAGTTGGTATGACAGGTCTGGGACAGTTGGCTACGATGGGTGGGTCACGTAGGGCAGCAGATATTCAGGGCGCACAGCTACTAGAAGGTATAGGTAAAGCACAGCTTGGCGAACAACAGGCGGGTCTAGACATGAACTATCAAGACTTCCTAACACAGCAAAACTTTAACAAAGATCAGTTAGGTTTCTTGTCCAACATACTACAGGGTGTGCCTATACAACCCAACAGGGAAATAGCTAACTTCCAAAACTATAATCCAATGCAACAGGCACTAGGTGCAGGTATAGCAGGGTTAGGTCTCTACCGTGGGATGATGTAATGTTAAATATGATAGAAGAACAAGAAGCGTTAAAAGATTTTTCAGATCAACAGCTTGTCAAGGAAATACAAAGACCATCTGGTAACATACGACCCATATCAGTTGTAGGTGAGCTAAATCGTAGAAAGACATCACGAGAAAGACATGCAGCCGCCAAATCCGCCAACACCCCTACGGTAGCAGAAGAAGCCGTTGCAGCGGCAGGTATGCCTATGGGCGGGGTAGCACAGATGGCACAATCTATGGCTCCAAAAACAAGTATGGCTGAAAACACAGGTATCGCTGCAATGATGCCAAAACAACCTACACGTATGGCAGGTGGTGGCGTTGTAAAAGCTAACACAGGGCTACCGAAATCTGTTGTTTTAGATGGGTTTAAGTATAACGTGTACTCAGATGGACGTGTTGTACCCGATATGGTGGGGCGACCAACCACACCGCTAGACCCCAACATGACTAACGATAAGTTAATTATAGACCAAGCAATAGCCGCCGCTAAAAACCAAACAATCATACCAGAACCTACATCAGACATATCTGCAATTACATCAGATCCAACCGCTCCAGTTGTAGGGACAGAAATAGATACCGGTGCTTTTACTAATCCAAGCTTTACTAACATGGTCACTGATGCAATAGACGCATCAAAAGTAGAAAAAGATCCATCCTATTACGAATTCATACCACCGGGTTTAAGGAGTGCAGCAGATTCAATACGAAACCTAAGTCTTGAATCAATCTTTCCAGACCGTGGTATTATGGAAGGGTACTCTCAAAAAAGGGATAAGTTACTCTCAGAGCTAGAAAATTCTGATTTGACTACAGAACAAAGAGACGCTTTGGAGATGAAGCTACAGACTTTACCGCTTGGTGTAATAGGGCAAGCTATTGACGATGCCGCAGGTGATGTTGTTGGTATGTACCAAAGGCTTGTTGTCCAACCTTTCTATCAAGGTTTAAGTCTTGCAGGAGCGGGGATAGATTCTCTTGCAGGGACGAATTTACAAGATGCCGCGCTAGGAGTTGCTGCGGGTGCAAAGAGCCGAGGAAACAAAAACATACTACAAGGATTTGTACCTAACGTAGAACAAGCAGGACAAAAAGCACCGTTGATGACTGACGCTCAACAAGCAGCAAACCTAGAAGATTTAAAAACAACACCCGACGCAGATGAAAAACCTAAACCGGAAGATGATCCTGCGTTGAAAGAACTAGAGAGATTACAAGCTATAGAAGCAAAAGCTACTGGTTCTTTGATGGAGTTTCTTAAAGACTTGGAAAAAGACAAAGAAAAAGACGCCATTATGGATCTTGTTAGATTCGGATCTATTCTTATGAAACCCACTGCTACTATTGGTGAAGGTATTGCTAACGCTGCAATAGGTACATTAGATGCTAAAAAAGAGCGTAAGAAAGATTACAATAAGAATAAGATAGCCATACTAGGCTTGTCAGAAAGAATAGCAGCTCAGAAAGCTGCAGCGGCACGTAGTAACTACTCTTTAGGGTTGCAAGAAGCAAGGTTAGGACTTGCTATGGATCAACAAAAAAGGCTTCTTGAGAAAGCTGAAAATGATCGGCTAGTTCAAGCCTTTGATATGCTAGGTGGAGTCGAAGTGTTTGAAGAATTGTTAAGAAAGAAAAAACTAAATGCTGACGAAGCACGAAGACTGTCTCAAATGGAAAGCATACGAAATAAGCTAATGCCTAGTCTAGCTAATATAAAAACTGTACAAGTAGCAGACAACGCATAGGGGTTGTATTATGGGCGTATACAATTATGTCGATCAACAGACAGGACAAGCCTATAATTTTAACATAAGAGGCGATACCCCTAGCAACACTGAATTTGCCAGAATAAGACAAGCTTTAGAAGAAGATCGCAAAACCGTAAGATCACAACTAGAGGCAGAGTTCGGTGCAGACCGCATAGCCGAATTTGATGACGGTACTGCTCTGGGTCGCGGGTTTGCTCGTGGTAAAAAACAATTTAAAGAAGCTATTGGTGAAACTCTAGGTACGATTGGTGAGCAAACTGGTCTTGAGTTCTTGGAAGATTATGGACTTGGCGTAGAAGAAAATGCTCGTCAAGAACTAAACGAATTACTGCTCCAACAGCCAAGGCGTATGCAATCTACAGACGTAACAGGACTAGGTTCTGGACTTACCTATGCAGGTGAAGTTTTTGGTGAGCAAATACCACAACTTGGCGCAGGTCTTGGCGCGGCGGCTACAACAGCCGTTCTTGCTCCTACAGCTCCGTTCATTGCAGGTGCGGCAGCGGCGGGCGTTGCAACTGCACCTATATTATTTGGTAACAACATACAGAGACAAGAGGATGAAGTTGCTGCAGGTAGAAAAGAAAGTGTTGATGTAGGAGAGGCTCTACTTGCTACGTTTGGCCAAGCAACACTTGAAGGTATATCTGACAGGATCTTGTTAGGTGGTTTGTTTACAATACCGGGCAAAAACTTGTTTGCTAGAACCGGAGTTCGTGCAGGTACAGGCGCAACATCAGAAAGTTTAACTGAGGTTGGGCAGCAGATGATGGAACGCGCCCAAGCAGGGTTAGATATCGACAGTGACGACGCCATTGCAGAATACCGTGAAGCAGCCATTGCAGGTGGGCTAGTTGGTGGCGGTGTACGATCTACTATCGGTGCAGTTGGAGACACGGTTGCAGGTGCTAGAGAAGTTACGCAGCAAAGAAAAGAAGCCGAACAAAATTTAGTAAAGCAACTTGAAGAGGACACCAAACCTACCTTAATTACAGATGAGGCGCTTACAGAACTAGGAGTAGCTAAAAGAGCAGGGGTACGTAAACTTGTAGTAGGCAAAGATGTATCTGACCCAAAAGTACAAACTATACTGAAGAAATACGCCAAGAACCCTATGGTGAAGAAAAAAATCCCTGATATAGGAGAGAAAATTGATAGATTTATCGGAGGAGCTACCGCTAACGTCACAGGAGTTGGAGGAGGCATTGAGGGTGGTAAATCTGGCGTGGCTGGAAGCGGAAGGACTGGAAGTGGAGCTGAGAGTACCACGAAGTCTGCATCATCTAACGATGGAGCAGTGGGAGACGGTGTGTCAACTACTGATGATACTACAGACACAACTGGAGCAGAGTCAGATACACTAACTGAAAAGAAAAAGTTAACTTTTAAAGACATACCCATTTCAGAAACAGACACAGAGACAGCGGCTAGGCTCGCCACCGCAGACGCAGATGTAGGCGCTTTGACTGCAAAGGATACTGTAAGTGAACTTCCCTTTGATCCCGAAGAAGCTGCTGCTGAGATGGTTAGAGCGCAGAGAGAAATGCGAAAACAAGAAGTTAGGGCAGAGGAAGAAGCTAACGAGGGTAGGGGGACTGCATTTTCTTTGGCAGAGAAAAAAGCAATTAAAGATTTTATCGATAATATGCCTGAGTTTGCACCTCTATTTAATGAAAGAACTCCCAAGAAAATAAGACGAGAATTACTAGCAAAACGCGCTGCTAAGATACGTGATATGTATGGGCTAGGCGAAGTGGATGGTGTACGCACACAACCAAACATACCCATAACAGGTATAAAAGGCGTTGAAAGATCGAAAGCTGTAGTTGTTGAAGATACACCACAATCTAGGGAACAAGCGGAAAAATTTAAAGCAGCTATACAAGAAGAGACGGATATTGCTCAACAAGAGAAACAAGCCGAGCTGAACACTCAATTTGAGCAGAAGCCAAGAAATAGAGTTGGGCAGATATCACAAGCAGAGGCACAAGCCGCTAAAGAATACGATGCTATAGGAGACGGAGAACCCGATACAACAACCGTTGCAGACAAACAAACTGTCATAGATTTAAAAGAGTCTAAAGCTAAAGATCGTAACAAAGCGGCAAACGCTGCTTATATATTCTTCACTAAAAAACGTAGACCTGCAGATGCTTTAGCAATCATAGGCGCTTTGAAATCACAAGGTACTAAGTTTAGCGAGAAGAAAACAGAAGATACACCTATAGAAGAATTTTTATATTACAAAGACATGACCAGAGACAACGCTAGACTAGCTTCCGAATGGGTGAAAGCAAACATGTCTCAGCAAGCACAAGACATAGTGCTAGATTACGAAGTTGTTTACGGGAAAAACACAATATCTGCTGCTGCTATTGAAGCTAGAGACAGAGAAATAACAGAACGCAGAGCCGCAGAGAAAGCAGCAACAGGGCCAAAACAAAAGCCTATAAAGAAAGACCTAACGAAACTCAACCAAGAGTTCGATCTAAAAACTGTTAGAGGTGAGGATACCACACGAGAAATAGCAGAACGCTTTAAACAAGGAATGTTTTTAGAAAACGCGGTATCTTCGTTAGAGTTACGCCTTCTACCAGATGCTATACAAGCACTGGAAAATAACGATATCGGATCAGCGTTACGCATCCTAGCAGTCACTAGCCCTGTACAGCGCGTACGGCAGATAGCTGCTAGATTTGACAAAATAGTAGGTACTACAAAGGTACAAGTGCTTGACAGTCTTGAACCTATATTAGGACGTGAGTCTACAGGATTCTTTGAGCCTGAAACAAACACTGTGTTCATAAATAGAAATACTGGTATGAATGCCCATACGTTGCTACATGAAATGGGCCACGCAGCTACTTCTGCTTCCCTAGCAAATAAGTCTGCACCAACTACAAAACAATTACAGACTATCTTTAACACTGTGCGTGATCAAATCGGCGAAGTGTACGGCACTAGAGATCTAGACGAGTTTGTAGCTGAAGCGCTAAGTAACCCAGAGTTCCAAACTATTTTAGCCCTGACAAAAACAAGTGATGGTAAGGTCTCTTTGTGGAACAAACTTCGCAGTACTTTTAGACAGATCATACGTAAAGTACTTAGACTACCCCCTGCGTCTACTCTTACAGAGGTAGATCGTATAATAGATGCTATGTTAGCACCTGCTCCAGAGTACCGTAATGCTCCAAGAATACCACTAATAAACGCAACAACATCAGGTTCAGCTAAGTTATTAAATAGCGTGGCAAACGTAGTACCAGAAACAACACAAGATACTATGGTCAACTTTGCAGACATGGCGTTTAACGAAAACGCTGCACCTGCTGTTAAGAAGTTCTTTCTTAGCTTACTCCCTTCAAATATTTTATCAGACATGGCTAAGTCTAAAATACCTTTTGCACCTGAATTAAACATCTTAATAAATGAGATGAGTGGGTTGTTGAGAAACAAAACGGATATGCTAAACTCTTTGGCTAACGAGTTGTACAAATGGAAAAAAGCTAATCCTGAACAGTCTAAAATACTAAATAATCTTATACCTCGTAGTACTTTTCTACGTGTTGATCCCTCTGTAGACGTTAGCACTTATAGTAATGATCGTCAGAGAACAGCAGAACATGCAGACCTACTTGCGTTGTACAATCAGTTAGACCCGCAAGGTCAGAAGCTGTATCAACAAATGAGAAATTATTTCCAAGATACCTATAATGATGTGATAAAAGCATTGGAAGCAAGATTAGAAGCTACTATGCCTGATGGTGAGGCAAGAATAAGCTCTATGAAGAAGCTAACAGAGCTACTGCAAAAAGAGTCAGGTGTCATACGTCCTTACTTCCCACTCACACGTAAAGGTAACTATAGGTTAGTGTACACTGGCCCTGATCTATTAAACCCACAGAACAAGGCGGGAGAGCGTTATATAGAGTATTATCCTACGCGTAGAAAAGCAGAGAAAGCTGCGGAGAGAGCGAGTAGCGTAGTGCTTGAGGGCGTTGGTACTAAAGACTTTGAGATAACTTTAGCTTCTAGACCTATGGATATAGAAAGAAGCCCCCCACCTAGATTTGTCCTACAAGTTATAGACGCAGTAAATCTACGTAAGGATAAGTTTACTACCGAAGAAGACTACAAAGATGCACTGCAGTCAGTAATAGATTTAGCACTGGATGCCATGCCCGAACGATCTTTCATGCAGAGCTTTAGACGACGTGGAGATAAACGCGGGTTCTTGGGGGATATTACACCTACAGGTATGGGTGACATGGATTTCGATGCGTTTACAATGCTAAAAGAAAAAGGGCGTGACCTGAACAGACAGCTAGTACAAATGCAGTACGCTGCTAAGTTAGAAGGTTTTAGAAAGAAGTTAGCAGAACCTAGAGAAGAAGGATCAAAACAAAGTTACCTTACTGATCCTGAAACCGCCTTGATCGCAGAGAAAATGAACCAGATAGCAAAGTTTGCTCAAGCTCCAAACATACCACGGATATCGCAAGTGGTTAACAGTCTAGGTTTTGGGTACACTATGGGTCTTAACTTCTCTTCAGCAGCCATAACCTTCTTTGATGTTGGGATGTCTTCTATGCCTGTGCTTGCAGGTAAACATGGTCTCAGCAATGTGACGAGAGCGTATGGTGATGCTGTAAGACTGTTTGCTAAAGCTCCTACGAAACGCACAGCTATGGTTCCGGGGGCAGATGGTACGTTAACACCTCAAGAGATAAATATGGGTGTTGCAGGTAAATCTTCAGGTAACTATGGAGACGCGCTACCTAGCGAGATGAAGAAACTATTTGTAGATAGAGCGATAGACAAGGCTACGTCACAAGGACAGTTTAACCAGTCCTTTACACAAGAAGCCTTAGAAGTTGGAAAAGATGCACCGCTTGAGACGTTCAATCGTTACATGAGTTTTATGTTTCACCACTCAGAACGATTTAACAGAGAGACTACGTTCATTGCAGCCTACCTTGCATCCGTAAGAAAAGCGATACAGGACGGCAAAACTTTGGATGCTGACTTAGCAGACAGGTTGGCACAAGAAGCTATAGACGACACTGAGTTTACTCTTGGTGGTACAGCCGCTGCAGGGCGTCCGACTATAGCACAGACTGGTGTTGGTAACGTCCTGTTCTTATTTAAACGCTTTGCGGTCAGTAAATATTATATGATGTTACGTTTAGGCCACGATTCCATGAAAAATATGAACCCTGAAGAAAGAAGAGCGGCACAGAAAGGATTAGCAGGATTTGTAGGAATGTCAGGTCTTCTGGCGGGTTTAGGCGGTATGCCGATGATGGGTCTTTTAGGCGCACTGTACAACATGTTTGCAGATGATGACGAAGATGACTTTGAAGCAGCTACACGTAAGTTAGTAGGTGAAGGTATTTACGGTGGGTTAGCGAATCAAGTTCTTGGTGTAGACTTAGCAAACCGTATATCTATGAACAGTCTTATATATCGCAAACCCATAATTGAAAAAGATCAAAGTGCTTTTTTCACCTTTATAGAACAGCTTGGTGGCCCTGTCGTAGGCGTTGCTTTGAGTGCAGAGCGTGGTGTGAAAGACATAGCTGAAGGCGAAGTATACAGAGGCATAGAATCAATGGTTCCAGCCGCTCTTAGAAACGTAATGAAAACTGGACGGTTTGCGGTTGAAGGCGCTACCACACGTAGGGGTGATCCAGTTACAGAAGAGATAAACGCTTATAATTTAGGTATGCAGTTCTTAGGGTTTGCACCTAATACTTATATACAAGCCTTAGAGTTCAATAAAAACAACCGCCGTAGGCAAGAAGCTATAAACAGTAGACGCACTAAGTTACTGCGTAAACGTAACATGGCAAGGCGTGAAGGTGATTTTGAAGAAGTGTTTTCAATAGATGAAGCTATAAGAGAATTTAACGCGTCGTTACCAGAGGGGGCGTTTAAGTCTAGAATAACTAGAGACACTAAGGAACGCTCGTATAGATCTTTTGGTAAAACAACTCGAAAGATACGGGGTGGTATGACTTATACTCCATTTATGGAACGAAGTTTAGAAGAGTTTGATCAAGGTTTTAACTTATTCTAAAAAAACCCCCACTAAATGTGGGGGCTACAAGTAAATGGAGAACAACATCGAGTATCGAGTTGTCATATCTTGTGTATCACATAGTTCTCCACACACGTAAACCTAATTTTTTGTTTTCTATGCAAATCTGCACTTCAAACTCCCATGCTTTCATTTTTGCAACACTTTTTAGTTGTTTAGTGCCTTTCTCTGTATTTATGCACGGTAGAAAGAACGAAGAACCTACATCCATAGCGTCCCAGTTTATAGTAACTCTAAGCCCATCAGGGTTTAGGTCATCAAGCTTCATCACCTTCTGATTCATCGGAGACCTCATCAAACCCTTCAAATTTCATCTGTAGTACGTCTTGTGGAGGCATGTTGAAGTCTGTGCCTTTCGTTAGACGTTTCTTTACACGCTTTGCGTTTTTCTTTTGTTTAAGATCATCAACCAAAGAAGCATAGTTTATCTGTTGATCTGTACACCAATCTTTAAAAGGTTTGATCCGCAAGAAGAGTATCTTGGTATCAGGTTCATACCTAGCAACCAACTGCCCACGCGGTACAGCAGTGACAGGTACTAACTGATCTAGACCGTTATCGTTCTTGCCGCGTAGATCCTCAGTGCTTTCGATCTTGAGTATGTTGTTATAGTTCTCTGATATGTAGTTACCTAGTGTGTCGTCCACAGAAGCCCCTATATCATTCACAAACGTGTTTCTACGTATAAGTTCTTTGACTACCCACTTGTACACTTTGCCTACGTCATAGTTAACAAACCCTAGTTTTCTAGCAATCATCAGCCCTGCTATTATCACAGCGTTGCCATTAGACCAGAAACGGTTCTCAGGCCCAAGCCCTGCCGCTTCATCTAACTTTGCTTTTATAGACTGCACAATCTTACGTGCTTCTTCTTTATTGTTTATCACCCATTGTATGTATTTCGGCCCTATCCAACCATAGTTCACCTGAATATCTTCGTGTAAGTCTGCTGTAGTCTTTGTATCTTCTGCACCAGATATTAACTTCAACACCTTTATCTCAAACAGCCGCTGCATCTCTGCTTTCGGCGTGGCTTTGTCACGGCTCAGTATCTCCCACGCGCTCGTGTTACCAGAACTGAGGGCTAATAGTTTCCACGGCTTACCACGTACACGTTCCTCGTTACCATTTGCCGATAGCCTGTTCTTCTGACGGCCCCCCGATACTTGATACACATACTCAGACATCTCTGAGCTTGTTACGTTGGTCATCTCATCAGATATTAGAGGTAAGCTATGCATGACTTCGCCACGGTTCATACGTGAGTTGTGCGTATCCGATTTCTGTAGGGATAGTAGCTCTGGGTTGCCCCATAAGGACATAGCCGCATACTGCGCTGTTGTTTTACCTACACCTGTGCCACCAAACAGATGCACTGCCATACTGTTTAGACCTGTCAACGCCATGAGAGGAGACCCAAAACCTACACCAACCACGTATTGATGCATCTCAAACCCTTCTCTGTCGTAGAAGTTTAGGAGTTCTATGTTCTTTTCTTCTGACCCTTTCGGCTCAAAGGAGTCCATAAACCCCGCTGTTTTGGAAGAAGGCGGGTTGTAAGTTATGTCGTTTGCTTCAACTAGTTTCTCGCCCAGTACAAATGCTTCCATGTCTTCATCAACCCAACCAAACTGTCTATGCGCCTCAGAAGCTGTTGATGTGTGTTGTAGTTCATCTATCCATTTTGTTGTATATACCATAAGTTTATCCAAGTTTTTTCCCCATGCAGTGACGCCCTCTCGTGCCATGCTTTTACGAAACTCCTCCCTTGAAGTTACGTGTGTAAGCGGCACAGTGAACTGACGCACACCGTCACGAGGTAAGTGTAAGCGAAAGACTAGTGTTTCGCCAAGTTCTTCGTCATGTAAACGACGAGTAATATAAATATCGTGGTGGTATATTAGTTCTTCTTCTATATCCCCGTCAGCATTGCTGCTACGCAGAAAGACACCCCCCGCTGTGCCTCTAAAATATGGCTTGGGAAATATAGGTATATCATACACCTTGCCAGAGACAGGAGCTTCTACAGTGACTTCACCTTCAGCTTCCTTTATACGTTTGCCCAGTACAATAGGTGACTTTATCTGTTCTCTCAACGGGCAGTTGTTGCAGATACCTTCATTTAGTTCGTTAAACCTGTCACAAGTATACGGCCCTTTGATCTCTTCCATCTTTTTGTACATAGAAGTTGCATTGTAATCAGGATGCCTACTAGATATTTTTTCTGCTGCTATCTCTCCATCTATGCAGAACTTTGCAATCGATAGCCCTGCTCTCCACAAAGGTTCGCTTATCTCTTCTTGTTTCGTAGCGATATATTTTAACTGTCCACACCCACGTCCTTGCAATGTTTTCTGCATAATAGTCTTAAAAACATTCTCAGAGTTGTCAGCATACGCTTCATAGAGCGCGTCTTTTCCTATATCAATGTTACTTACTGGCTTTAAATCAACGCCAAGTTTGTCAATAAACTCCGAGAGAACCACAGGCTTTATAGGTTCCACGCCGTACAACATAACGGGCAAAGGGTTATCGTCTTTGTAGTTATTAGTGTTAGGTACTCGTAAGATACGAGCCACGTCAGCGGTCACCGCAGGGTCAGCCAGTAAACCGTTATCGGCACAGGCTTGCTTCAATCGCTCTGCGGCATCTAACCATTGTTCCGCCGAAACTGCTTCGGTAAGAGGCCAATAAACATGAACACCGCGCCCGCTGTTGACCATTGTAGGTTTAGGCAGGGAGAGATCTTTACAGAAGGTACGTAATGCGGCCACTGCGAGCTGTTGTGTAGCGTACTCTTTTGAAGGCCCACAGTCTAAATCAAGAAACAAAGCTTTTAATTCTTCAGCGTTGTCACCTTTACGATTTGTTGGTTCTTTGAATGTACTGAGCGCGAAGTATACGTCTAACCCATCGTTATCGTATTTGTTTGCGGCACGTTCTACCTCTTCGATAGTGTTGTAGAACTTTTGTATCCGTATATTATCTTTCGCTCTCGCAGCGAATACACAGTAGTTACCGTTACTACCTAGTACCCCCCGTAAAAATTCTGTTGTTTCCATAATGCTGCTCCAAGATGTGCCGTGGTGAGGCGGAGAAGTATGGAAGCCCCACCACGACAACCACCATTGTTAAAGTTCCCCAGTAGGTTAATCATCCCACTCTTCAACAATGGACGCGAGGTCTTCATCAGGCGGCGGAGCAGCGCCATCTGCCTTCTTGGAGACCTTCTTTGGTTCTTCTACAGTATCCTCAACGTCCACCACGTCTTCGGTTTCCTGTACTTTCACCTCGCGTTTCTTTTCAACTGCATCGACTTTAGATACAGTCATAGTAATAGCGTTCAGAGCTTGAGGGCTTTCTCTAGCTTCAAGTGCTTGCTTCAACTCCTCTTCCTTGAGAGGTCTCTCTGGTTTAAAGAACAGCTTTGGCACAGCACTATCTTCGTCAAAATACATTTTTGTAATCACACCAATAGATGGCGCACCTTTTGACTTTAAGAAAGCAACGTATTGTTGCATACCCATACCTTTTTTGTCTTTACCAAATATAGAAGTTGCGGGAAGTTGTAGTTGATACACAGTATCAAGGTCTCCCTCAAGCAAAACAGCTATACGCTGATTAAATCTACAAGCACGACTTTCGCCTTTACCTGACCCCTTAACGTTTTGAGGGCAAGACTCACAAGTTTTAGCCTGTGGGTTTTCTACCTCTGCATCAGGTTTTTTATTGTCAGGTGACCAACATGCGGGGGGTGTAGGGTTATCGCTATCGTACTCACCTTCGTAGTAAGTGCGAGAGAGCGCCCCTGCATTTACAATTACCACATTTAAGAAATCGTCTTTGCGAACTTGTGTTTGTTCGCCACTTACCATCTCTCTAAATTTTGCACCTTTGATGCTTATGCGTGGGGGTATAGTGCTTACCGATGTACCGCCCGATAGTAAATCATCTACCGCTGTAAGTTCCTTGAAAAGATCTTTGCTTATGAGGGAATTGCCCTCTTCAAATAACGCCATATCCGACATCTATGTTTCTCCATTTTCAGTTAGGGCTTGATCTTGCCCTTTTTTAGTATTGTGTGTCAATGCTGCTTCAACGTCGTCTAAACGAAATCGATATACTTCACCGACTTTTATGTAGGTATCCTCTGGAATAGATTTATTGGTTACCCACTTTCTTATGGTGGACACAGACACTTGGAAGTAATCTGCGACCTTTCCTATATTTACATAAGGTGTATCTTCCATCACTTATTTTTCCTCACAGATATAACGTATTCACTGTCTACATTTAGACCCGCAGGTTGAAGATCAGGGTTTTCTTCCAAGAACTGCTTTACGTTAGTTTGATTAAGACGTTTTTCAAAGAGTTCAGGAACCTCATGTTTTAGTACAAACTTGTACATAGACTCCCAATCATTTGTCCAAATCTTTTTCCTAATAGTGCGATAGAATACACCATCCGCAGTCTTCACACTATCCACCCCTTGCTCTTTGCAGTGGTCTAACATAGCGAACTTGATTTTATCCTGTTGTTTAGATAACTTTTCATCCGCTTCTTTAAACTCTGCGGACAACTCAGACCTTTTGTTCCTTATTCTTATGAAGGTCTTTACCAATTTATCGATATTTACCGACATTATATGTTCTCCATTTTTATTACTTTTCTGACATATAGTAACTTATACTACTTAGTCAAGTATTTCTTTATATAAATTTATCATTTCTGTGTGTATGTTAATACGATCATCTAAAAGACGGTAAATACGTTTTTCTGCATTAGATCCCGCAAGCTGTATAACAGTACACTTATGCTTCTGCCCCGACCTATGCACACGAGCATTTGCCTGTGCGTATGTTTCGAGAGATGAAGTCGGCCCCCACCACACTACAGTGTTAGCAGCGGTCAAGGTAACACCATGAGCAGCCGCTTGAGGTTGTATTATTAATACACGAGGATCACGATCTGATTGAAAGCGCCGGAATATCTCGGTGCGATTAGGCGCAGAAACATCTCCTCGTATGATCTCAGACGTTACGTTGTCCTGCTGGAGCTTCTCCGATAGTAGATCAATAGTGTGTCTAAACGGCACAAACACCAGAACCTTTTGGCTACTTTCATCTATAACCTCTTTGAGAACTTGGTATCTGTTCTTTATATCAAACTGTATAGTATCTCCTTCGTCTGTATAAAGTGCGCCCGTACTGATCTGTAGTAGTTTGTTCAACCCGATAGCCGCATTTGCTGCCGTTACATCTTCACCTGCCACCTGCATTACCATCTTCTTGCGAAGCGTTTCGTAATACTTCTTCTGTTGCGGAGTCATCTCGACGAAACGTTTAGTATATACCATGTCAGGTAGGTCTAAACATTCGTCTTTTGTAAATCTGATCGCGGGTTGTAACGCGTTGTATACGGTATCTTTAGCGTTCTCTTTTGGTTTGTATTTAAACTGCGTAACTTTCCACATAACTATGTCTCGCCAAGACCCAAAGAACCTTGGCACGGATAACGGATTAACCATCTTGGCTAGGCCGTAGGCATCCAAAGGGCTTTGTGCTGCGGGTGTACCAGTCATCATCCACAGCCAATCATCTTCTCCTATGATCCTGTTGAGTGTCTTCCATCGTTTTGTCTGTACATTCTTATAGTGCGTAGCTTCGTCTACAATAAACAGATCGAACCCACCGTTTGCTATTTCGTCTTTTACAATCTCTACACCGTCGTAATTTATAATTACAAACTCTGCGCCGCTGTTGATAATTTTCTTACGTTTCTCTTTTGCACCATAAGCAACGTCAACTGTTCTGTGCATAGCAAAAGAAAACAGGTCGTTTCTCCATGCACTATCCATAATCGACAAAGGACATATAACGAGAACTCTATTTACCTTACCTTGGTTCATCAAATAATCAGCAGCCCATATAGAAGACGCGGTTTTGCCCGTGCCTTGCTCGTTAAAACAGAACGCTTTTTTGTTCATAGTCAGAAACGATGCTGTGTCTTTCTGGTGTTCAAACGGTTTGTACTGTCCGGGCCAGCTATAACGTTTAGTAATAGGTGACGGTATCTTTATATTTAAATTCTTTAAGGTATGAACTTCATCAATACCCCAGTTAACGACAACTTCATTCATAGACACTTCCTTACTTTTAGGGATTACTGTTGTAATCGCTTTAGGGTTACGAACTTTTAGCAGTAACGCTTTATCCCTAATTATTTTCATGTTGTTCTCCGTGGTAGCTTGTAGCTACTTCTTTTTACGTGGAGGCTTACTCATCCGGCCCCCTGCCGCTCTGTTCTTTGACGGGCTTTGTAAAGTGTAGCCGTCTTTATTTGAACCACCTCTACTTAATGCTTTCTTGTGTGCAATATCTTTACCTTTTCTATTTACTTTTTTCTTATCTAATTTTCTACGAGCGCGTTGCCTTTCCATTCGGTCAGCATGTTCGCCTCTCGCTTTCTGTTGTTTGTACTCTTTCTTGTAAGGTCTAGGTTTGTTCTTGTATGGCATTAGTTGCTCCCATTGTGAGGACATTCCGTTACTGGACAGTGACGCTTGCATAAACCAGAAGGGCGGGGATTCCATACTTCTGTATCAAACGCTGTCTGCATCTTAGCATAGGTTGATAACCATTTCTCCCAAAGAATTGACTCTGAGTCAATTTCATATGTTTCTTTTACTAAATTACCCGCAATGACAAATAGCAGTCCCGCCTTTATCTTTTTTACTTCGGGATAGTGTTTAAACACCGTGAGAGCCATTAGTTCTAGTTGGCCTTTATCAGCGTACTTGGATGATTTACCTGTTTTGTAGTCAATCACCCAAGCCGCCCCTGCCAATACGTCAACAATTATAAGATCGGCTATACCTCGGAACCACACCTTCTTATCAAAGAAACCGCAAGGTTCCAAGTTCTCAGTTAGCCCCAACTTCTTTTCACATATCTTTACACCACGTTTGCCTTTTAGGACTTCTAACGTAGGTTCTATAAAACCAAACTTTTTTGGTAGTGGTTTCTCTTTGTCTATATAATCTTCACACGCTTTGTGAAACTCAGTGCCATACCGCATGGCCTCTGTTTCTTCGAAGGGATATTCTTTTAGTATATTAACGTGATAGAATTGCTTCGGGCATGTATCAAATGCCTTCGCTTTACTAAACGACCAAGGTGCTATGCTCACTCGCAGTCTCCATATGATTTCCCCGTGCCGCTCTCGCAATCCACAGGTAAGCCTGTTGCCCAATCGGGTGTCCATCTCATACATTCTTCAACGTACGCTTGCGCTGCTGAGACTTGATCATCCTTCACACAGCAAACTATTGAGTCGTGTACCGTTAGCACCACTTTATATTTCTTATTAATTCGTAGCATCTGTTCGCCTATAATGCAACGTGCTATTGCTTGGCACACATTCTCTATTACCTTACCGCCATATATCCTAGTGCGTCCACGACGTGTTTTGTAGGTATATTCCAAACCGTTTTCGGTTTGCTCTGAACCTAGTTGGTCATACAATATACTTAATCCACTTGGCATTATCAGGGATTGCTTTTCAGCATCAACCTCCACAATACCTTTTAAACCAAACGCTGCTTTTCTGTTGTTTGCCATCTGTTGAACCATGAAGTTCGCGTCTCGCCACACCTTACTAATCTTATAGTTAGCGTCACGATATATCTGTATTATTCTCCGGGCCTCATGGGGTTCGACTTCATACCCAAACGTCTTGAGCTGTGTACCGAACTTCTCGGCCCCCATGCCATACCCTGCACCCAGTATAGTAGTTTTTCCAACGAACCGCTGATCCTTTGTGACATCCGCCTCGTCACATTGATATATACGTGACGCCATCTTTACATATACGTCCTCACCTTTTGCAAACGCAGCGGTAAGATCGTTCTGCCCTGCAAACCACGCCAATACTCTAGCTTCAATCTGTGAACTGTCAGCCTCTACTATAGTGTAACCTTCGGGCGCAATGATTGCTTTCTTTAACTTCTTAGCGTTTGGCCCTCTACTTGGTAGGTTTTGTAGATTTATCTTGTCAGCACCGCCCCATCTACCTGTGTGTGCTGCGTAATACCGCACAGGAACTGGTAACAATCCTCGCTTACATATGTTTATGAACCGTTCGGTGCGTGTTTCTTCTAGGGTACTTTTGTTACCCATACGAGCCGCTACTAAAGATTGTACCTTATCATCTTCGTGTTCTTGCAGTGCTTTGAACCCTTCATCAGCTTTGGCTAGGGCGTACGTCTCTTTGCCTGTTGTGGGGCTGATTTTCATCGGGGGTTCTACACCAAGCTCTCGTAGCATATCGGCGAACTTCTGGTTGCTCATCAGATCTTTTTTATCTTCCACATTGGCGTCACGTAACAACTTATCCTTACGTTCTTTGGTATCTTCGAGATGCTGCTCCAAAAGTCCAAGGTCAAGATCAAGCGTAGGCTCTATAAACATACGCAATGTCAAATCGATTAGCTTGAGTTCTTTCATGGGAAACTTTGCTCCCATCTTTTTAAAAAGATTGTAGGTTAAATCTACATCGTTCTTGGCGTACTCGCCATATCGTAAAGTCTCTTCCCTAGTGAAATCGGCGCGGCGTTTACCCTTGGCATTGTGTACCTCGGTTCCCTTAACGCCGACACCGTATCTTTCCGCTACTGCTTTGAGAGACGCGCTAGTCTCTACACCATGCAAGGCACGAGCCATGCACATCGTATCAAACCACGCCTTTGGTTTTATCCCATACCGCCACGAAAGTATTGCCCCATCGAACATAGTATTATGACAGAGAATACCACACTGAGAGAAGTCTATGTGTGTTAACAAGCGTTGTACTAGTGCTGGGTCATCTACGTACTTGGTGTTCTTGTCGTTCTTCTTGATCGCAAGCCCAATTACCTCGAACCTTTTGTCTCGCACATATTCTTCAGTTGTCAGCTTTGATAACGAATAGTCTTGAGCGTAGTACGTTTCAAAGTCTAGCGTGTAAATATCCATCAGGTCTCGGCAATCTCGCCGCCCAATGACATATACCCACAAACATCTATGTAGTTGTCTATGTTCTTTGTGCCGTCCCCGTGTAGTCTTGCGATCTTCATCAGGGTCAGCATAATCGGAACATCATCTACCTTTATAAAATCTATAAGACCAAGGTGCGTGTTCCAATACGTAGCCATCATTCTAAAGTTCTCTTCTGCATCACCGTGCTGCTCGGCTCTGTCTGTAGTGACAAGATCTTTTGCTGTGTCTAGTATCTCGCCGCGTCCGGTTGATTGAGTAGAGTTTACTTCCTCACGCCAATTTTCTGAACTTATTCTAGATGTAATGTTTTTAACAAACTCGATGTCTACCCCACACTCGTCCGCTACGGTAGCGTAGTCGGCTTTGCGATTTTTAACTAGGTATTCCCATACCCTCACTTCTTTTTTAGTCATCGAACGCATCCTCAACCAAACTTAATAAACGTTTAGCTTTTTCATCGCCACGTTCAGTCATGTCTTTCAAATATTCTATAAGCATTTCTTTTAAATCATCCATTTGCTGTTCTCCTACCAAGGTCTTAATTTTGGTTTTACTATTCGTGACGCGACCTCGCTTACATCACAATGACCTTCTGTTGCGTTGATTTGATCGTAAAATCCACCGCTATTTAGCAATACATCCCAACAAGCATCCTCGCTAGGAAACCAAGCGGTCAAATACATTTGATGTTCCGCAAGGGTATAGCCTATCGTTAATAAGGTAAAATATTCCATGACAACTCCACATTTTTATGTATTATAATTATAGGGGCGAGTTTTTAACGCGGTTTTTTAGTCCTTTCTTTACGCGTATCCTTTTGAGTTTGCTTTTCTCGCCCCACCTCTTCTTTCTTCCAAGGCTCTTCTACAAGACTAATCTTCTGTTGACCATACGCCAACTTACGTTTGTATCCTTGCATCTCTTTTTGTTGTTTAGTCCAACGGCTCATACTACACCCTGCCAAGATCTTCGTCTGTGTTCTATGACGACTCCGGCCCTCCTCAAGGCGTCCACGTAATCATCTAACTCTTGCATCGCAGAAAATAACTCCTGTTGTATTCTCGGTCTTGCATCTCTGCGCCCACTTTCATCTTGTAAATTATCGACCTGTTGTTTCAGACTTCTTAATTGTGTCGCTTGCCATTCACTCAACTGCTCGTTTCCCATAACTATCTCCTCAAAATGGTGGTTGCTCTCCTTCATATGATGGCATCCATGCTACATATTTTTCTAGCTCTGTCACCTCTTCTTTTATTTCAGCTACCCCCACCTCACGTAGAAACAGGGATAGCTGTTGTGGTAAGTCACTCTGCGGCGATTGTTTTGTCATCACGCAACACACGAACGATATCTTCAATGGGTGTTAGGTCTACGCCTATGTGTTCGGCACAACCTCTGTACCTGTTCAACCACCCTGCTAGGTATACACCTGCTTGTCTGCGTAACTCTTCCTGTGACTTTTCACTATCAGGATCGAACGCTTCATAACCACCACCTAGTTTTCTGGTAGAAACTGGCGAGATGTATGCAGGATATTCTGTGACTTTGATTGAAGGCACTGCTGA